GTCATATTTTCACATGAAGGGCATGCTAATTCAAAGTCTGGACCTCCTCTCACATAAACGTTGTAGGGAATATTCGGAGGAGTACCAGTAAAGCCTTGAGCACTATCAATATAAACTAATACAATTCTTGTTTTAGTCGTGTCCAAACTGACACCACTATACATGTTGTCAAGATGGCCCAAAACAGATAGATAATTAGTGACTGCAAAATAAGGAACTTTAACAATTACTTCTGTTCTTCCACTAATATTTACCAGCGTGGTTAAATAACCTATGCTAGTAGTATAAGAGGAAGGAGCTGTTTGATTGGGAGGAACAACATAAATTGCAACACGCTGACGAAGAAGAGCATTAGCAACAAAAACGAACTTGTATTCTAATGATCCAGTCCAATACTTAAACATCGAACTAGCCATAGCTAATTTATGTAATGAGAAAGTGGTGTCAGTATTAAGAGCATGGATAGCCATTGGATGACAATTAAAGCCGTTGTTAACAAAATAGTTACTTGCTAACAACGACCAGTCTTTCACAAAGAAGTCTAAAGAAGTGTCATTTGGACGAGAAAGAGGAATCTTAGATCCACTAGTGTCCAAACAGACAGATGGGTCAAGAGACAACTTCTCAGAGAAATCAGGCTGACCTGAAACATAAGAAAGAGTTGTTTGCTGTCTCATCACTTCCACTGTTTGAGCAGGAAGAAGGGGACGAGAAAAACCCATAGCCTCAGCCACGTGGTAAGCTGCTTGAGTCATCCTATGATAAGGCGTGATAAAAGGAAAACTCCCTGCAGCTGTTCCAAGGAGGGTAGAAAGGTAACTAAGTGATCTAGAAATCCACCTAGAATCAACCTCCCCCATTTCTGCAAAAATAGGACCAAAGAGATCTACATCTTCATAAGAAGCATAAATATCAATTACAGGAGCAACTGGAGTAGCACCATTATTTAAGAGCGCTGGAACGACCTCAAAATGAGCTAAAACCCAGTCGTTGTCTGTAGAGATAGTCATAGCTGGACCAGTTTTAGGAAAAGGTAAACAGATAGACTTAGTACAGTACTGCTCATACTCAATAGTTAAATTGGGTAAACAAGAATACTGGACCATTAACTGTCTATTTGGTGTTCCAGTCATAAAACTAGGAAGAACGGTTGAAATAGAATACTCACTAGTTCCATGTTCTACTTGAGGATAGAAGAAAACAATAGTTTCTCCTAACATAGTAGGACACCCTGAATAAATGAGAGTAATTCTAAGACAACCTCTAAAGAACTGATAACCCGCTAGTTTCTTAAGAAAATGTGATTGCCATGTTGTAAAGATGGCTAAAGGAAAACTAGTGTAAGTACCTGCAGTTATAGTGGATAAAAGAACAGGCCTAGCAAGAAATTCTTTTAATTGAAGAGTAGGTTCACTAATCATCGAATAAAGAACAAAGTTACTAGTCTTTTCTTCTGTAATTTCAGAGTTTGGTGCCGAAAGGGCAACTAAAGGCTCACTCTGAATAGAGCCGTTATTAATAGTAGTCGTATTAATTTCAGTAAAAGCTAGAACCACACATGTCGCTTTTAGTTCATGTGATCGGTTTTTCCCTGGCTAGATTTCTCTAACTCATAAGAGACAATAGCTTTCTTGTGTTTGGGAAGACACAAGATGATCTAATTGCCAATTGCGACTTCGTAAAGTCTACAGTTAAACGACTGCTAGCGTTGGCTCGTTTACCTAGAGCCGATACGTGTGTAGGCCACAACCCAGGTCGCATTTCTTACTGTTGCCACACCCGCGTTTTTATCAGTGTCGCCACACTACGCCCTAAGATACATGATTAACGTGGTGTCCCACGGGTGACTCACCACGTTTGGAAAGAACCTCTATCAAATTTATCTAAACATTCATCCCAGCTTAATCTTTTAATCGACCAAGCTGGTTCAAGATTGTCTAAAATAATTTGATAATCGTCAAACTTTTTCCTACCATGCATAAAGAACTCGAGCTGAGTGGTGTAAAGAACACCCTTCAGTCTCTCCAATGCTTCTAATTCAGAGAAATTGCCCACTTGATAACAAATAGCTTTCCAGATACTTTGTTCATCAAGTGGAGCAAAGATCCTACCCTCCACCTCAAGGAATCTTCTCTTGAGAAATTGGGCTTCAGTCGCCTTAACATGTCCCAACATCTGTGAAGTTTTGCTTGCAGGAGTAATCTTTAAACCGACTTTTAAGGCTTCTTTAGCTATAAACAAACAATCGAAGTTGTTGAGATACTCTTTGTCTGGATTAGTTCCTCCAACAAAGTCATCACCAACAGTGGCAAAATGCAACAAATCTTTCCAACTACTAAACAAAGAACTAAGACCAATCTCATCTAAATAAATTGCTAGAC